ATGAAAAAGAAAATCAAAAAGTCGGAACAAAAAATTGCAGACTGTGATAACATTTATGATATGATTGAGATATTACAGAGTCGTATTGAGGAAATAGAAAATGAACACACGCAATTGATTCGTAAGATGGGAGAACTAAATAGTCGCGTAGACGACTTTTCTACAAATGAAAATTAATCTTTGGTACTCTAAGAGTATGAGTCAATGGAGATGGACTCTCTGTGAAGAATTTAAAAATGGTGTTACGAAAGTAGAGCAACATGCCGGACAACGTGAGAAATTGCGAGATGCAATGAATGATGTTGCTAATACAGTAGAGTATATGTTAGAAGAAAAATTATAAATAACTGAAAACTGAAGACGTATAAAGAATTATACAATGGAAAATATAAAGATTAGGTGTCGTTCCTGTGGAAAGGAATTGGAAGGACACCCGAGTAAGACAGTTTCTTGTGGTTGTTCTAATATGGCAACTATTCGTGGTGATAAGATTTCAGCAATTGACTTATCAAATGTTGTTATGGTAAACTCTTATCAGTCTAAAAATAAAAAAGGAGTTCTTTCACAGGAAGATATTCTGTGGCAGGAACAAAGAAAGCAACGCAAAGTTCGTAAAATGAATTTTGAGACTAGGTAATATTAGGAAATCAAAATAAGTTGACGAATACAAATTAGTAACTATTATAGCTAATATGTATTTCAATCTAAAAACCATGGACGAGCACACCTACAATAACTGGGTGAAAGTCAAAGAAACTTTTGAGTCATCTGGAAATACCGACAATTTCTTTTATCAGAGAGCATGTGTAATTGTTTCTGGTGGTCCGGATCCTATTGATAAAATGATGAAAAATGAACCATCGGATGGATGAAATAAAATCAGAACAATATGTCACTCAAAAAGAGTGTCAGGAGATGATCGACGATGCTATTCGGAGACACAATAGAAACGCAGGTATTATCAGCATGTGTGTGGGGTGGGTTGTCTTATGTTTATTTGCTGAGGGCCTTCTCAGATTGATTGGTGTTATTCCACCATTACTACCATGGTTACAAATTAAGTTATAGGAGAATTTTATGAAAGTAGGAATGATTGGTTTAGGTCGTACTGGTGAAGGTATGTCCCGTCGTATGATTGAAAAAGGGATTGAAGTTTGGGGTTATAGTAGTAGTAGCTATGAGAATGCCTGTGGACAATATGAAGCAGGATACATTAGTGGTGTTACTACTTCATTAGAGTATCTTGTCCAAGCAGTTAAATCTGATGGTCTTAGATATACTAGTGCCGGAAAAGTTCCTGGTATCTTTCAAATCACACTCCCAGAGCAAAAGGCAGAAGACACACTTGATGAGTTACTACCTTTACTTGAGGAGGGTGATATCATCATTGATCACAGTACCACAGACATAAGAAAATGTCAGGAACTGGAACTGTACTGTTCTAAGTTAGGTATCTTATATATTTTCTCTGGGGTATATGGAGCACATGTTGCTATTGATGCTTGCGCTAAAATTTTTCAATCCTTATCACCAGGAAATATAAAATGACCTTAGCACATGTCTTACTTTGGGGAACACTACCCTTTTTATGTGCCACCATTTATTTCGGGCACAGAAAAGGTGAAAATGTCTACTATGAAAGTGACAAATATGACGGAAATGGAACAGCGCATTAAAATGAGACATGCGTTTGCCATGTCTTCATTTTCTAGAATGTTTTCTCCAAATAAAATTACACATGAGATGAGAACACTTTGTATTGACTGGTCTGAAAATATTGATGAAATTCCACCTGCTAAAGACTTATATCAAGTTGATCGTTACTTTTTAGAACTATGGAAAACATGGTCATTGCCTTCATAGTATTTTATTCTTTATTCGGTTTATTTCTTTTTATCCTTTCAATTTTACAAGAGTAATGTTACATTTTGCTAGGTTCTGCGGAACAGTATTAAACAATCCATGGGGTTGTGGATTTTTGGCATGGTGTCTTGTGTTTGTTCCTGTCGTAGGAATGTGGGCAGTCCACAAATATAACTGGCAGCACTGGGCACCATTTGACAGAGAGCACTATAGGTAGTATAATATATGAGTTGAGAAATCAACTGCGGTGCTCCCCTTCAGTAGGTTCAGGAGTAGCGGCGATAGGAACCTACTTTATTTGACTACATAATTACAACACCTTATAATACACAGGTAATCAAAACGGACAATGGCACTGACTGAAAAATTCAAGACCAAAGATTTGGATATTCTTCGTAATGCTGCAAAGGGTGAAATCTTTTTAGATGTAAAAAATCCAAAACTCTTTAAAAAAGTTCGTAAATATTATGAATCTAATGGGGTCGTATTTTCTGGAGATCCTCTTGATGATTATGAAATCATGATGGACTATCTTTATTCTGATTTACAAATTTCTGTTGAGATTGTCTGATGAATGTTGTACAAAAACCAATCGTTCTTCTTGAACGATCTCCTTATCGTTATATCCAAGTTGGCACTTTGGAAATCAATGGTAAACCGGATTGTCGTATTCAAAAAGCAGATTCATATACCGGTCGTTATCGTGATATGTATCTCTGTGATAATGAATTGCAACTGATGACTGCTATGGAGGATTATGAATATACCAAATGGTTAGATCCAGATGGTATTCCTTGTTATGTTAGAGACTCGGTATCGTCTGAAAACTAGACCTGGTGGAGTCATATGACCCTCTTATGAGTTTACGGCATCTCTCAAATGCCGTTGGTGCGGGTGGGTTACTACCGTCCAGTTTCTTGCTTCTGGTCAAAGAGTAAGTGGCGTGCATGGCAAGACCTTATAAGGAGAGTTGCATAAACTCTCCTTTTTTGGTATAATATTATAATGATACTATAGTATATGAAAGTTGCTTTAATAACAGGAATTACTGGGCAAGATGGTTCATACTTAGCAGAACTTCTCCTTGAAAAAGGTTATGAAGTTCATGGTATTGTTCGTCGTGCTTCTTTGATCAATACTCATCGCATTAATCACATTTATGAACAAATTAATCTTCACTATGGAGATCTGACTGACTCCACTAATCTTGTAAGAGTTATTCAGCAGGTTCAACCAGATGAGATTTATAATCTGGGAGCACAAAGTCATGTAAAGGTATCGTTTGAGATGCCTGAGTATACGGGTCAGACAGATGCTATAGGCACCCTGAGAGTGCTTGAGGCAGTCCGTTTGCTTGGTATGGAGAATAGGGTTCGTATTTATCAGGCATCCACCAGTGAACTCTATGGTTTAGTACAAGAAACTCCGCAGACTGAAACTACACCTTTCTATCCACGTTCTCCTTATGGTGTTGCAAAACTCTATGGGTACTGGATAGTAAAGAACTATCGTGAATCATACGGAATGTATGCCTGTAGTGGTATTCTTTTTAATCATGAGTCTCCAAGACGTGGTGAGACCTTTGTAACTCGTAAGATTACAATGGGTCTCAAAGCAATCTCTGAAGGAAAGCAGGAGTGTTTATATCTGGGCAATCTTGATGCACTTCGTGATTGGGGACATGCTACAGATTATGTTGAAGCAATGTGGTTAATGCTTCAACAAGAAGAACCCGAAGACTTTGTGATTGCTACTGGTAAACAATATTCAGTTCGTCAGTTTGTTGAGGAATCTGCACCTTATTTTGGTATGAATATCCGATGGGAAGGTTCTGGTCTTGAGGAAGTTGGTATTGATTCTGATGGTAAAACGGTTATCAGAATTGACTCTAAATATTTCCGTCCTGCTGAAGTAGAGACCTTATTAGGTGATGCCTCTAAGGCAAAGAAAAAATTGGGTTGGGAACCTAAAACTTCTTTTAAACAATTGGTTGAGGACATGTGTAATCATGAATGCTGATAGTAAAATTTACGTTGCTGGTAACACTGGATTAGTGGGATCAGCAATTGTTCGTATGCTTCATATGAAGGGTTATACGAATATTATTTCTTCACCTTCTTCTCATTGGGACTTGAGAAGACAAGAAGATGTTGAGAGGTTTTTTGAAATCAATGAACCTGAATATGTTTATCTTGCAGCTGCAAAGGTTGGTGGTATTGGTGCAAATAAAGATTATCCTGGACACTTCATTTATGATAATCTGATGATTCAGTCGAACATCATTCATACTGCATATAAGTTTGGTGTTAAAAAACTTCTGTTCCTTGGTTCTTCCTGCATCTATCCAAAGATGTGCGAACAACCAATCAAAGAAGAATACCTGATGACAGGTCCTTTGGAACCAACTAATGATGCTTATGCTATTGCTAAGATTGCTGGTATTAAGATGTGTCAGGCATA